CAATACTTAGTCACAACATTCAAAGATTCAACAGGACGCAAGCATACACACATAACTCGAGCTAAAAGCAATCAAAGGTTTACAGTTGTTGAGGCAGAGAGTAAAGAAGAAGCGAAAGAGAAATATGAGTCACAAAATACACCTATTGTTTACTACACTAATAATTCTAAAGTGACCTTATTCGAAAGACCTAGTGAAGAAGTATTAGGTTCTTTGTTCGAAAAGAAATAAAATCATTAAAGAGGGGAGATAATAATGTTTAATACACCTAAAATGAAATTACCAGAAAAGCACACCGAGGTATTTAAGACGTATAAAAATGGAACGCCAGAAGAAAAAGCTGAGATTGAAGGCTGTTTTATTAAAACTGTTAAAGATGAAGATAGTGAATTTTACAGCCCTATGTTAGCCAGTCTAAATGAACAACAGTTAAAGAGTATGTTGAGACAGGTACTTTTTTTGATTGATACAGGAGATGACAATGATGATTAAACAAATATTAAGACTAATATTCTTACTAGCAATGTATGAGCTAGGTAAGTATGTAACGGAGCAAGTATATATTATGATGACGGCTAATGATGATGTAGAGGTGCCGAGTGATTACGTCTTTCGAGCGGAGGTAAGTGAGTGATGTGGATTACTATGACTATTGTATTTGCTATATTGCTATTAGTTTGTATCAGTATTAATAGTGATCGTGCAAGAGAGATACAAGCACTCAGATATATGAATGATTATCTACTTGATGAAGTAGTTAAAACTAAAGGATACAACGGGTTAGAAGAATACAGGATTGAATTGAAGCGAATAAATAACGATATTAAAAAGTAATTTATATTATCGGAGGTATTGCATGTATAACAGGAAAGAAATACGTGAAATGATAGATAACTACAAGTGGATGAAGAACATAATAGACAGTAAAGTCTACGATAACGAAAGTACATCAATTGCACAATATGGTTATCAATCTGCGATGCCAAAAGCTAAAGGCACGACTAGCAATAAAGTGTTAGTGAAAGTTATAAACAAAAACAAAGCGCTTAGAAAGTACGATTACTTGATTAAGAAGATAGCGTTCATTGATGAATATGAAGAATACATCACGAATGAAAAAGATTATCATATTTTACAAATGTTAAAACAACGAGAAAGCCATAATAGGATCATGAGCATTCTTGATATAGGCAGAGACAATTTTTATTCTAGAGTAAAAGATATAGTAAATATACTTTATAACTTGCAACAAGAAACCGACAGTTCGGACACATCGTACAGTTCGGACACATCGTACAGTTCGGACACATCGTACAGTTCGGACACATCGTACAGTTCGGACTAATTTTGATGCTACATATTGTTTTTTATTATAATTGCTGTGTAGCAAAACATTTATATTTCTTTTGAACTCTCACATTAAGTGAGGGTTTTTATTTTTATAAACAAGAGGTGGAGAATGGAGATATCAAAGTACCAAGAGATAGCTACACGTACACACAATGATGAATTGAATTTAAATGAATCTATTACTTGTTACGGTCTAGGATTATCTCAATCTACAGGTAATGTCACAGATCTAATTAAACAACATATGTTTTGTAATGTGCCGATAGATAAAGGAATTATGATAAACGAACTTAGCGAAGCATTGTGGAATATAGCTAATCTTACTAACGTGTTAGGTATTAACTTGGATGAGATAGCTGGTCATAGTGTTAACACTATTATGATGAACAAACCTAATCAATCTATCGATGTGGACAATGGTATAAAGCAAGGCGACAAAGTATTGTTACATGGTAGTGAGTATTATGTCGATGGAGTAATAGGAAACTTGTTATTAATTAGCAATGATGAAGACGATAGACAGGTGAATATGCAAGATGTTAAGAAAGTGAACAAGGAGTGATGTACATTGTCTATCATGAAACGATGTAGTCATCCAACATGTAACACATTGATTAATCATAATGAAAGTTATTGTGATAAACACAAACGATATGTAAATGATAATTACAATGATGTGAGACGTAGAAACGATCCAGAGTATGTAAGATTTTATAACTCAAGTCAATGGAAGAGATTGCGTGGAATCGTACTGATGGAAAATGATTATATTTGTAGATTGTGTGGACGACAAGCGCAAATGGTTGACCATATTATTCCAACAAAAGTTGATTGGTCAAAACGGTTGGAAAAGGAAAACTTGCAGCCTTTGTGCTTTGAATGTCACAACAAAAAGACGAAAAAGGAACGAAGGGAAGTCCCCCGCATCAAATAACGGGGGTGGTAATAATAGCCTCGCAAAACGATGCCCATATATACTAACGAAGAATTCCCTTTATTTAAGTTTTTTAATAGGAGGTGCTAATTTATGGCGGGTAGACCGAAGAAGCTTTTGTCAAATTCGAATAAGAATTATACAAAAGAAGAAATTATTGAAAAAGAGCGTCAAGAAGCTCAATTAAATAAATTTTCTAAAATTGATACTGAACCACCACACTTTTTAGATGAAGTAGCGAAACAAGAATACCTAAGAATTGTACCGCACATGCAAGAATTGCCAATTTCAAACCTAGATAAAGCGCAATTAGCACAATATTGTAGCTTTTATAGCGATTTTGTTAAAGCAAGTTTAATTTTAGAACGTGAAGACTTGATGTTAGAAGACGACAGAGGAAACAAAAAGGTCAATCCAGCGTTCAACGTTAAAGAAAAAGCGGGTATTCGAATGCAACAAACAGCTAATACTTTAGGTTTAACTATCGATAGTCGATTGCGTATTATGGTTCCTGAAGAAAAAGAAGACGATGACCCGTATATGAAATTTGCGAGTGATGACTAATGATAGATTATGTTACTCAATATGCAAAAAAGGTGGTTTCAGGTGAAATATTAGCAAGTAAGAAAAACATACAAGTGTGTAAACGTCACCTTTCTTTTATAAAGAATCCGCCGAATGGTTGTTATTGGGACAATCGTTTGGCTAATAAAGCGATTGAATTTGTCGAAATGCTACCAGATCCCAAAACAAACGAACCTATGCCACTGATGGAATTTCAAAAGTTTATTGTTGGTAGTTTGTACGGCTGGCGTAGAGGTCAGTACAGGATGTTTACTAAAGCTTACATAAGTATGGCTAGAAAACAAGGTAAATCTTTGATTGTATCTGGTATGTCTGTAAACGAATTACTTTTCGGACAATACCCTAAGTTCAACAGACAGATTTATGTAGCTTCATCAACTTATAAACAAGCACAAACAATATTCAAGATGGCAAGTCAACAAGTAAACCTAATGCGTAGTAAAAGTAAGCTTATCCGTGAAAAAACAGACGTAAGAAAGACGGACATTGAAGATGTATTAAGTAGTTCGGTGTTTGCGCCTCTGTCCAATAACCCAGATGCGGTTGATGGTAAAGACCCTACAGTTGCTATTTTAGATGAATTAGCAAGTATGCCAGACGATGAAATGTATTCAAGGTTTAAAACGGGTATGACATTGCAAAAGAACCCTTTGACATTGCTTGTTTCAACAGCTGGGGATAATTTGAACAGTCAAATGTATCAAGAGTACAAATATATTAGACGTATTTTAGAAGGTAAAGTTAAAGCTGATAATTATTTTGTATATTGTGCTGAAATGGATTCGCAAGACGAGGTTCAAGATGAAGCGAAGTGGATAAAAGCCATGCCACTTTTGGAATCGAAAGAGCATAGAAAAACAATTCTACAAAATATTAAGTCTGATATACAAGATGAATTAGAAAAAGGTACGTCGTATCACAAAATATTAATTAAAAATTTTAATCTGTGGCAAGCACAAAGAGAAGATAGTCTTCTTGACATAACAGATTGGGAACAAGCAGTAACAAATACACCTGATATCAAAGGTAAAGATGTTTATATAGGAGTCGATTTATCAAGGCTGGACGACTTAACCTCTGTAGGTTTTATTTTCCCTACTGATAATAAAAGTGTGTTTTTAGATAGTCATTCTTTTATAGGTTTAAGAACTAATTTAGAACAGAAGATTAAAAGAGATAAAATAAATTATAATTTAGTGATTGAAAAAGGCGAAGCAGAAACAACTCGCTCAGAAAGCGGAATGATAGATTATAAACAAGTTATAGAATTCATTATTGATTTTATAGAAACGCATGATTTAAACGTAAAAGCCGTCTGTTATGACCCGTGGAATGCTCAAAGTTTTGTTACAACCATTGAATCTATGCATTTAGATTGGCCGCTTATTGAAGTGGGACAGAGTTTTAAAGCGTTATCGCAATCGATCAAAGAATTTAGAATGTGGGTTGCAGACAAAAGAATACAACATAGTGATAATACATTACTTACAACAGCAGTCAATAACGCTATTTTGATTCGAGATGGAGAGGATAATGTAAAAATCAATAAGAAAATTAATAGACAGAAAATAGACCCTATTATTTCGATAATAACTGCTTTTACTGAAGCAAGAATGCATGAGTTCCAAGAAGATTGGACAAAAATATACGAAAGTGAAGAGTTTGGGTTTTAAAGGTGGTGACAGTATGAATTTAAATAAAATAACTGATGTCTTTCATTTATTGGTTGCTAATTTAGTTAGCATCCTTTTTTTATTAGGATTATGTATTGTGAATATCTCTATATATAAAACTTTTAGTCAGAACATGGGATTGCTAGCAACTGGCATTATTTTAATAGTTATTTCATTGATATTAAACCATGAAAGCAATCAAGAAAGGAGGCATTGATCTTGGGTATTTTTTATAAAACTGAAATGCGTGATTTAAAATACAACGAAGAAGATTTGCAAATGATGGTACAAACGTTACCTGGCTTTCAAGGAACAAAACTACGCGAATATGAGGGTATAGAAGCTATTAAACATAGCGATATATTTACTGCAGTTATGATGATTGCATCTGATTTAGCACGTATGCCAATTAGGTTAATATCGAATGGACAAATTGATTATGGCAATAAGATTGTAAACCTATTGAACAATCGTCCTAATCCGATGTATAACGGTTATATTTTCAAGTTAGTTGTATTTGCCAGCGCATTATTAACTTCACATGGATATGTCGAGATTGCTCGCGATAAAATCGGTAAACCAACAAATTTAACGTTTAGGAAAACCTCAGAAGTTGAATTGAAGTCAGACAGAAGAGGGCAACCTTATTATTTTCACCAAAGAGTAGATGATAACGGTAGAAGAATTCAACGTAATATTAAATTCAGTGACATGCTAGATGTTAAATTTTATTCCTTAGACGGTATAAACGGTTTATCACTACTAGATACTTTAAGTAGGACTATTGAATCTGATAATAACGGCAAGGATTTCCTCAATAATTTCTTACGTAACGGTACGCATGCGGGCGGTATATTGAAGATGAAAGGCGTTCTGGAAAATAAGACTGCAAGAAATAGAGCAAGAGAGGAGTTTCACAAAGCTTTTAGCGGGACAAAACAAGCTGGTAAAGTCGTTGTTTTAGATGAATCTATGACATTTGACCAATTAGAGGTTGATACAGAAGTTTTAAAGCTTATTAGAGAAAATAAATCATCTACAAGAGAGATAGCAGGTGTGTTTGGTATTCCTTTGCATAAATTCGGTATAGAAACTTCGAATATGAGTATCACTGACGCAAACCTTGATTATCTCTCAACGTTAAAACCTTATATCACTTGTGTTTGTGCGGAATTGAATTTCAAGTTTAATAACGAACACGAAGATGTGAACCGTGAATTTAAATTTGACACCACTGAAATACGTGTGGTTGATGAAAAAACGCAAGCTGAAATCGATAAAATCAATATTGGTTCAGGAAAAATGAATATTGATGAAATAAGACAAAGAGATGGCTTGGCACCGATTCCAGATGGTTACGGAAGTATTCACAGGGTTGATTTGAATCATGTGAATATTGCGCTGGTGGATGAATATCAAATGAATAAATCAAAACGCATTGATAATAAGCTGAAAGGTGATGATGAAAATGGCTAAATTAATTGTGATCAAAGGTCCGCCTTGTGCTGGCAAATCAACAATGGTTCAAAAGAGATTATCAGACAAGGATGTAGTGTTTGATTGGGATTTGGTGCAACGTGCTATTACTCATTTAGATATTCATGATCATAATGAAAATGCTAAACATATAATCGCTGGTTTCAGAAAAATATTTATAAATGATTCTCAAACAAATAAAGATTTTGAAAATTTTTACCTTTTGACGTGCAATATGACTGACTCGTTAAATCGTCAACTTGAAAATTGTGACTATGATATTGAAGAGGTTGAAGCGACGGAAGAGGAATGTTTGAATCGCCTTGAAAAAGATGACAGCAGGCCTAATAAAGAAATATTCAAACAACGCATACATGATTATTTTGAGCAACATTCTTCTAAAGAGGAGGTGAGGAAAATGAGTAAGGAAACGAGAGTTGGTAACATTATTGAAGTACGTTCAAACGATGATAATGAAATGGTCATCGAGGGATATGCCTTAAAGTTCGACACTTGGTCTGAAAATCTTGGTGGCTTTAAAGAAACGATTTCGCGTCGCGCTTTAGAAAACACTGATTTATCTGATGTACGTTGTTTAGTAGATCATATCCCGTCGCAAATAATCGGTAGGACAAAGTCAGGTACTTTGCAACTCGAAACTGACGATGTCGGACTTAAATATCGTTGTAAGTTGCCAAATACAACATTTGCGCGTGATTTATACGAGAACATGCGCGTAGGTAACATTAATCAATGTTCGTTTGGTTTCATGCTTGACGACAAAGGCGATGAAATGCGTTTTGATGAACAAGAAAACATCTACAAACGCACTTTGACAGCAATTCGTAAACTTACAGATGTCTCTGTAGTAACTTATCCAGCGTATAAAGATACGGATGTTAAACCTGCATTACGTAGTATTGAAAGTATTAAAAAAGAGCAACGTAAAAAAGAATTAGAATTAAGACTAAAGAAACATTCAATATTAAATAAGATTTGGTGAAGTTGAACACCATTATCAAATACAACCATTGGACATGCTGAATATAGCGATGTCTATTTTTTATGCCAATTTTAGGAGGAAATTAAATGAAAACAAAAGAAGAGTTACGATCTGAGATTTCAGACATCAAAAGACAAATTGATTTGAAAGTTAAGTATGCAACGCGAGCGCTTAATAACGATGAGTTAGAAAGAGCAGAAGAATTAGAACAAGAAATTACTGATTTACGTTCTCAAATTCAAGAAAAGCAAGAAGAATTAGATAAATTAAAAGAAAAAGACGGGGGTTCAGAGGATGACCCACAACCAGTTGTTGTAAACGAAGCGCGTTCTTATCAACAACAAGCGAATATAAACGAATTAGGTATTTCGATTCAAAATACAAAAGTAACATCGCAAGAAGTTAGAGACTTTTCAGAATACCTTGAAACTCGTGATGAAAATACTATTAAAGGCGGTTCTTTGAAAACGGATTCTGGTTTCGTATTAATTCCGGAAGAGATTGTGACAGATATCCTTACGTTAAAAGAAGTCGAATTTAATTTAGATAAGTATGTCACAGTTAAAAAAGCACCTAGCGGTTCAGGTAAGTATCCAGTTGTACGTCAATCATCTGTTGCTGCACTTCCTGAAGTTGAAGAATTAGCTGAAAACCCAGAATTAGCGGTTAAACCGTTTTATCAATTGGTTTATGACATTAAAACGCATCGTGGTTACTTCCGTATTTCACGTGAATCTATTGAAGATAGCAAAGTTAATGTACTACAAGAATTGAAATTATGGATGGCGCGCACAATTGCTGCAACGCGTAATCAAGCAATTATTGATGTGTTGAAAAATGGTTCTCAAGGAGAAGGTGGCAAGCAATTAAAATTAGAAAAAGTTGCTGCAAAAGGTATCGACGGGTTGAAAGATGCTGTTAACCTTAACATCAAACCAAATTACGAGCACAATATTGCTATTGTATCTCAAACAATGTTTGCTAAGTTAGATAAGATGAAAGACAAAAACGGAAATTACTTAATTCAACCAGATGTTAAAGAAAAAACGCAACAACGTTTACTAGGTGCTAAAGTTGAAATCTTACCAGATGAAATGTTAGGAGAAAAAGCAAACGAGACATTGATTTTCGGTAATCTAAAAGATGCAATTGTATTGTTTGACCGTTCACAATATCAAGCTGGCTGGACAGATTACATGCATTTCGGTGAATGTTTAATGGTAGCTGTACGTCAAGATTGCCGTATCTTAGATGAAAAATCTGCAATTGTTATTAATTATGAAGATACGAAAAATGTTGGAGACGTTAGTTTAGAAGCGTAAGTACCTATTAAAAAATATATAAAGAGGTGAAAGCTTATGGCGATGTTCAAAGTAAAGAAATCTTATACTGACTTAGAAAAAGGGGAATATCTGGAAAGCGGTAAACATGTTGAAATGACAGTAAAGCGTGCTGATTATGTCAACAAAAAGCTGAAAGAACACGGTGTAATACTAGAACGTGTCAAAGAAGAATAGGTGATTTGATGCAATTGACAACCACTGAACTAAAGTTACTAAAAATGCATTGCAAAATAGATCATAACTCTGAAGATAAATTACTAGAAACCTATTATAGTTGGGCTTTTTATGAAATAGTCAGTGCTGTTACAGATGATTATATTGAATACGAAGACTGGTTTAAAAGTAACCCTCTTTTTACTCGTGCTGTATACCCTTTGGCTAATTATTATTTTGAAAATCGTATCGCTTATCAGGATAGAAATTTATCACTTGCACCTCATATGGTTTTAAGTACTGTTCATAAGTTGAGAGATTCATTTGAACGATATTTGGAGAGTGAAGAAGATGAAATTTAATTCAAACAAATTAACTGAGCGTGTCGATTTTTGCCAAGATATCAGCGAACGAGTAAATGGTAATCCAGCAAAACCAAAGTCGAAAGTTTTATATTCATGTTATGCATGTATACGAGAAGCTAAAGAATCTGATACACAGACCAACTTGAATACAGGTAGTAAATTTATAAAAACTATTATTATCAGAGATCCTAGAGGCGATTATAAACCCTCAAACAAACATTACATTACGCACGAAAGCCAAAGATATAACATTAAGTATGTTAAATCGGATTATCAAGATAAATCTTATCTACGTGTGTATGGTGAGGTGGTTATATAGTGGGAGCTAAAATTGAGGAAAACACCATTGAACAGGGTTTAAAGAATGCAGTTTTAAAAATGAATCTGAACGGCAATGCGATTATTAAAGCTGGGGCTATGTCATTAGTCCCACTTTTAAAAAGTAATACACCTTTCGCTGACACCAAAAAACACGCTCGCGAACATATAGGTGTCTCTAATGTGAAAACAGATAGAGACTCAAGCGAGAAAATAGTTACAGTAGGTTATACAAAAGGTGTTTCTCATCGTATTCATGCAACAGAGTTCGGAACGATGTACCAAAGTCCGCAACTATTCATAACCAAAACTGAGAAACAGGGTAAAGATAAAGTTTTAAAAACAATGATTGCTACTGCAAAGAGGTTGCAAAAATGATTAACATTACTAATTTGATTAGAAATACAATTATTAAAGAAAATGTTACAGAAGAATCACATGTATTTAACTATACAGTAGATGACCATTTTCACGAAAAAACCAATAAGCCAATTGTGCGGATATACCCACTACCATTTAACCCTGATGAATACGCTGATGATAGTGAATTTACTAGGGAGTATAATTATCAAATTGATATTTGGTGGTCTGAGGATGAACCGAATGAACAGGCTGAAAAAATAGTAGAGTCGCTAAAGAAAGCGAATTTTCAAAGTTACTATAGAGAACCGTTATACGAAAGTGACGTCATGTCATTCAGACATATTATAAGAGCAAAAGGCTCGATTTTATCAATGAAATTGGGGGAAAATTAAATGATTAAAAAATTGAAACAAGCACCAAGATTTTTAAAATTAAACTTACAACACTTTGCGGATACTGGCGTTTCAGGTATTGCGATTGGTGTATCTAATTTTTATTATGCGCCGATTTTAAAAGATACTGAAAAAGAATGGGAAACAGGCGCTGGGACACGAATTCGATTTTTAAAAGAGATTGAAGTAGATAGACCACAAGATACTGAAGAAGATTACGGAGATGATATGGTTGCTGCAACTGCTGTATCTAATGGTAAATTGAGTGTTAAAACAACATTTGTTACTGTTCCTGCTGACGATAAAGCATTCTTGAATGGTGCTAAAAAAGGTACAGGCGGTTATAAATATGGAGCTAAGGATATTCCACCAGATGTAGCAATTGTGTTCGAAAGACGTAATCATGATGAGTCTTCTGAATGGGTTGGTCTATTCAAAGGTAAATTCACACGTTCAAGCATCAAAGGTCAAACAAAACAAGATAAGGTTGAATTCCAAAATGACGATGTAGAAGGTAACTTTATTGATCGTTTGTTTGATGAAAGTTCACATGTCACTGGTTATGATGCAAAAGGAAGCACTACAGGTCGTGACTATGTATTCATGGAGACATTTGGTAAAACTTATGATGAATTCATGTCTAGTCGTGGTGAACAAACTACAGAATCTGTAGAAAAAGAAATGAAAAAAACTGAAAAAGTTGAAGTAAAATCTGTAAACATAAGCGATGAACAAGTTACGGTAAAAGTTGATGAAACAAAACAACTTTCAGCTACAACTGAACCATCTGGACAGAAAGTGACTTATGCAGTAACTGAAGGACAAACGTATGCTAGCGTTTCGTCATCAGGGCTTGTTAAAGGTTTAGCGGAAGGTAGCGCAACCGTTACTGCGACTTCAGGCAAGAAGACCGACACAGTGCAAGTTACAGTACAATCTAATTTAGAAATGTAAACGTGAGGGCTTAACGCCCTCTTTTTATTTTGGCCAAACTAAAAAAGAAAGTAGGAAATTAATAATGGAACGTACATCAATTGAATTAATTACAGGATTTACAAAAACAGGAAAGCCTCAATATCAAAAATATTTAGCAAAACCAATTATTACTTTGTTTGAAACAATTCAAGGTTCAAAATTAGGTTTAAAACTTAACAAAGCGTTTAAGGGTTCTGATTTTAAAGAGTTAACAGAAGAAGAATTTAATAACTTAAGCGTGACAGAACAAGAAGAATACAAAAATAAACAAGAAGAAATCGAAGACAACATGGCTTTACAAATGGAAGTGCTAGAAGAAGTTTTGGATTTCATTGTTGAAGCTTTTGACAATCAATTCACTAGTATAGAACTTCAAAAAGGATTGCCAAATGGTCAAGAAGGTATTGAAAAGATTGGACAGTTAATTGGACGTATCACAGGCGGGGAACCTAGTGATACAAAAAAGTTCGTGACAGAGAATCAGAAGTAAGAAAAGAAGATTTAACACCTGAAGCTGTCTACAACAATTACAGGAAAATAGCTAAAGATTTGATAGAAAAAGGCATGGATGCAGAAAAAGTGGCTAACATGCCGATACACTTCTTTTTAGACATTGTCGAATCGAAGATTGAAACAAAGCGAACTGCGAAAAGTTTTAAAGATATTTTTTAATCAGCCTTTAAAGGTTGATTTTTTATTTACATCTTGGAAGAAAGGAGGTTTTTAAATGCCTAATCCTATAGGTAATATGGTCATAAAGGTTGATTTAGATGGTTCTGGATTCAATAGAGGTGTGACAGGTTTAAATAGGCAAATGAAAATGGTTTCGCGTGAGCTTTCGGCTAATTTATCACAATTTTCTAGATATGATAATTCATTAGAAAAGTCGAAGATAAAAGTCGAAGGTTTGAGTAAAAAACAAAAAGTTCAAGCCCAGATTACTAAAGAGCTGAAAGATAGTTATGACAAACTTAGTAAAGAAACTGGTGAAAACAGTGCAAAGACACAAGCTGCGGCTGCTAAATACAATGAAGCTTACGCTAAATTAAACCAATATGAGCGAGAGTTAAACCAAGCCACACAAGAATTAAAAGACATGCAAAGAGAGCAGAAAGCATTAAATACTGCAATGGGAAAACTTGGTACCAACTTTAATAATTTTGGTCCTAAACTTCAAGAAATTGGTAACAGTATGAAAAATGTAGGCCGTAACATGACTATGTATGTAACTGCGCCGGTGGTTGCTGGGTTTGCTGTAGCAGCTAAAAAAGGTATTGAATTCGATGACAGTATGAGAAAAGTTAAAGCAACTTCAGGTGCTACTGGGGAAGAGTTTGAAGCTTTGAAGAAAAAGGCTCGCGAAATGGGTGCAACAACAAAATTTAGTGCATCAGATTCGGCTGAAGCATTAAATTACATGGCACTTGCTGGTTGGGATTCTAAGCAAATGATGGAAGGTTTAAGTGGAGTTATGGATTTAGCGGCAGCATCTGGCGAAGAACTGGGAGCAGTAAGTGACATTGTTACAGATGGACTAACGGCATTTGGTTTAAAAGCAAAGGATAGTGGTCATTTTTCGGACGTTTTAGCACAAACTAGCTCGAAGGCAAATACGGATGTTAGAGGGCTCGGAGAAGCTTTTAAATATGTCGCTCCTGTAGCAGGTGCGTTAGGTTACACGATTGAAGATACATCTATTGCGATAGGTTTAATGAGTAATGCTGGTATCAAAGGTGAAAAAGCAGGTACAGCGTTACGAACAATGTTCACCAATCTTTCAAGTCCAACTAGAGCTATGGGGAATGAAATGGAGCGCTTAGGAATATCTATTACAGATAGTAATGGGAAAATGATTCCTATGCGAAAGCTTTTAGATCAACTGAGGGAAAAATTTAAACATCTTTCAAAAGACCAACAAGCTAGTTCTGCAGCTACAATATTTGGTAAAGAAGCGATGTCAGGAGCATTAGCGATTATAAATGCTTCTGATGAAGACTATCAAAAGTTAACCAGATCTATAGATTCATCTACCGGCGCATCTAAAAGAATGGCCGATACAATGGAATCTGGTTTAGGTGGGAAATTAAGAACTTTAAGGTCGCAATTAGAAGAACTAGCCTTAACGATTTATGACAGAATAGAACCAGCACTAAAGATTATAGTAAGTGCTTTTAGCAAAGTAGTGACATGGGTTACTAAATTACCAACGTCAATTCAATTAGCGGTTGTTGGGTTTGGATTATTTGCAGCAGTTTTAGGTCCTTTAGTTTTTATGTTCGGTTTATTTATCAGCGTGATGGGGAATGCAATGACAGTTTTAGGACCCTTGTTAATAAACGTTAATAAAGCTGGTGGTATATTCGCGTTTTTAAGAACTAAAATCGCATCACTTGTTAAACTATTTCCGATTTTAGGTATGTCGATATCCAGTTTAACGTTACCTATAACATTAATTGTAGGTGCATTAGTTGGTATTGGCATAGCTTTCTATCAAGCTTATAAACGTTCAGAAACTTTTAGAAATATTGTAAATCAGGCAATCTCTGGTGTAGCAAACGCATTTAAAGCAGCTAAACTAGCGTTACAAGGTTTCTTTGATTTATTCAAAGGTGATAGTAAAGGCGCGGTTACCCTAGAGAAGATATTTCCACCCGAAACTGTAGCAGGAATACAAAATGTAGTTAATACGATTAGAACAACTTTCTTTAAAGTAGTTGATGAAATCGTTGGTTTCGCCAAAGAGATAGGCGCTCAATTAGCCTCTTTCTGGAAAGAGAACGGCTCAGAAATAACACAAGCTTTGCAAAATATAGCTGGTTTCATTAAAGCAACCTTTGAATTTATTTTTAACTTTATTATTAAACCAATCATGTTTGCGATTTGGCAAGTGATGCAATTTATTTGGCCGGCGGTTAAAGCTTTGATTGTCAGCACTTGGGAAAATATCAAAGGTGTAATACAAGGGGCTATTAATATTATTTTGGGTATTATCAAAGTGTTCTCTAGTCTTTTCACAGGAAACTGGCGAGGCGTTTGGGACGGCATTGTAATGATACTGAAAGGTACTGTGCAGTTAATTTGGAATTTAATACAACTGTGGTTTGTAGGTAAAATTCTAGGTGTAGTGAGATACTTTGGTGGATTACTTAAAGGTTTAATAACTATTATATGGGTTGCTATAATAGGCGTTTTCAAGAAATCATTATCGGCAATTTGGAATGCAACAAAAAGTATTTTTGGTTTCTTATTCAATAGTGTTAAATCTATTTTCACTAATATGAAAAACTGGTTATCTAGTACGTGGAATAATATCAAAAGCAATACCGTCGGCAAGGCTCATTCGTTATTTACGGGTGTAAGGTCTAAATTCACAAGTTTATGGAATGCGACGAAAGATATATTTACTAAATTAAGAAATTGGATGTCAAACATCTGGAACTCTATTAAAGATAACACTGTAGGTATAGCTGGTCGCTTATGGGATAGAGTGCGTAACATCTTTGGAAGCATGCGTGACGGTTTAAAATCTATCATTGGTAAAATTAAAGATCATATCGGTGGTATGGTAGACGCTGTTAAAAGAGGTCTTAATAAATTAATTGAAGGTTTAAACTGGGTCGGTGGTAAGTTGGGTATGGACAAAATACCGAAGTTACACACTGGTACTGAACATACGCATACTACTACAAGATTAGTTAAGAACGGTAAGATTGCGCGGGATACGTTCGCTACGGTTGGGGATAAAGGACGTGGAAATGGTCCGAATGGTTTCAGAAATGAAATGATTGAATTCCCTAATGGCAAACGGGTACTTACGCCTAATACAGATACGACAGCGTACATACCTAAAGGTTCAATAGTATATAACGGCGCACAAACTTATTCAATGTTAAATGGAACGCTTCCAAGATTTAGCATAGGTACTATGTGGAAAGATATTAAATCCGGTGCATCATCGGCATTTAACTGGACAAAAGATCAAATAGGTAAAGGTACAAAGTGGCTTGGCGATAAAGTTGGTGATGTCATGGACTTTATCGATAATCCAGGCAAACTTTTAAATTATGTACTTCAAGCGTTTGGAGTTGATTTCAGTTCTCTAACTAAAGGTATGGGTATTGCTGGCGATATAACAAAAGCTGCATGGTCTAAGATTAAGAAAAGTGCAATCAAGTGGCTTGAGGATGCTTTCGCAGAGTCGGGTGATGGCGGTGTATTAGATATGAGTAAATTACGTTACTTATACGGTCACACTGCTGCTTATACACGAGAAACCGGACGCCCATTCCATGAAGGTCTGGATTTTGATTACATTTACGAACCTGTTCCATCAACCATTAATGGTAGAGCACAAGTTATGCCTTTTCATAATGGTGGTTATGGAAAATGGGTGAAAATTGTAAAGGGCGCCTTAGAAGTTATTTATGCACATTTATCTAAATATAAAGTTAAAACTGGTCAACAAGTTAGGGTCGGACAGACTGTTGGTATATCGGGGAATACGGGGTTTAGTACAGGACCTCACTTACATTATGAGATGCGTTGGAATGGAAGACATAGAGACCCGTTACCGTGGTTAAGAAAGAATAATGGGGGCGGCAAAAGTACACCCGGTGGTAATGGTGCAGCTAATGCTAGACGAGCTATTAAGGCTGCTCAAAATATTTTAGGAGGAAGGTATAAGGCGAGTTGGATTACTAACGAGATGATGCGTGTTGCGAGTCGTGAATCCAATTATACAGCTAATGCAGTCAATAATTGGGATAGCAACGCAAGAGCTGGTATACCTTCAAGAGGTATGTTCCAAATGATAGATCCTTCATTTAGAGCGTACGCAAAGTCGGGTTACAATAATCCTCTCAACCCAACTCATCAAGCTATATCGGCTATGAGATATATTGTGGGTAAATGGGTACCAAGAACAGGCTCATGGAGAGCTGCGTTCAAACGCGCTGGTGATTACGCATATGCTACTGGTGGCAAAGTCTATAACGGATTGTATCACTTAGGGGAAGAAGGATATCCAGAGTGGATAATACCTACTGATCCAAGTAGAGCGAACGAAGCACACAAATTATTAGCTTTAGCTGCTAACGATATTGATAACCGCTCTAAAAATAAGCGACCAAACAACTTACCAAATCCAAGTATAAGTAATAGTGATACAAACTATATTCATACATTGGAGAATAAACTAGATGCGGTTATTAATTGTTTGGTTAGTTTGGTTGAGTCTAATCAAGTTATTGCAGATAAGGATTACGAACCAGTTATTAATAAGTATGTGTTTGAAGATGAGGTAAATAATTCTATCGATAAACGAGAGCGTCACGAATCTACAAGAGTTAGATTTAGAAGAGGAGGCACGATAATCTAATGCAAGATACAATTCAAATAGACAATAAAACAATTGGATGGCTGGTTGTGCAAAGAGGGTTCGAGATACCCTCTTTTAATTTTGTTACTGAAAAAGAAAACGTAAAAGGTAGAGCGGGATCTATTGTTAAGAATCGTTATTTAAATGATATCGAATTTGATTTACCATTAATTATTCGAAACGAAAAATTGTCACCAGGTGGAGAAAAAACACACGATGATATATTAGAAGCATTGGTCAAGTTCTTCAATATTAAAGATTTAACACCTAAAAAACTTAAATTCAAATCTCAAAACTGGTATTGGTTTGCATATTTTGATGGTCCATTAAAATTACCGAAAAACCCAAGAGGTTCAGTGAAGTTCACTATAAAAGTAGTGTTAACAGATCCTTATAAATACTCGGTAACTGGAAACAAAAACACCGCGATTTCAGACCAAGTTTCAGTTGTAAATAGTGGGACTGCTGACACTCCTTTAATTGTTGAAGCCCGAGCAATTAAACCATCTAGTTACTTTATGATCACTAAAAATGATGAAGATTATTTTATGGTTGGTGATGATGAGGTAACCAAAGAAGTTAAGGATTACATGCCTCCTGTTTATCATAGTGAGTTTCGTGATTTCAAAGGTTGGACTAAGATGATTACTGAAGATATTCCAAGTAATGATTTAGGTGGTAAGGTCGGCGGTGACTTTGTGATATCCAATCTTGGCGAAGGATATAAAGCAACTAATTTTCCTGATGCAAAAGGTTGGGTTGGTGCTGGCACGAAACGAGGGCTCCCTAAAGCGATGACAGATTTTCAAATTACCTATAAATGTATTGTTGAACAAAAAGGTAAAGGTGCCGGAAGAACAGCACAACATATTTATGATAGTGATGGTAAGTTACTTGCTTCTATTGGTTATGAAAATAAATATCATGATAGAAAAATAGGACATATTGTTGTTACGTTGTATAACCAAAAAGGAGACCCCAAAAAGATATACGACTATCAGAATAAACCGATAATGTATAACTTGGACAGAATCGTTGTTTATATGCGGCTCAGAAGAGTAGGTAATAAATTTTCTATTAAAACTTGGAAATTTGATCACATTAAAGACCCAGATAGACGTAAACCTATTGATATGGATGAGAAAGAGTGGATAGATGGCGGTAAGTTTTATCAGCGTCCAGCTTCTATCATAGCTATCTATAGTGCGAAGTATAACGGTTATAAGTGGATGGAGATGAATGGATTAGGTTCATTCAATACGGAGATTCTACCGAAACCGAAAGGCGCAAGGGATGTCATTATACAAAAAGGTGATTTAGTGAAAATAGATATGCAAGCAAAAAGTGTTGTCATCAATGAGGAACCAATGTTGAGCGAGAAATCGTTTGGAAGTAATTATTTCAATGTTGATTCTGGGTACAGTGAATTAATCATACAACCTGAAAACGTCTTTGATACGACGGTTAAATGGCAAGATAGATATTTATAGAAAGGAGATGAGAGTGTGATACATGTTTTAGATTTTAACGACAAGATTATAGATTTCCTTTCTACTGATGACCCTTCCTTAGTTAGAGCGATTCATAAACGTAATGTTAATGACAATTCAGAAATGCTTGAACTGCTCATATCATCAGAAAGAGCTGAAAAGTTCCGTGAACGACATCGTGTTATTATAAGGGATTCAAACAAACAATGGCGTGAATTTATTATTAACTGGGTTCAAGATACGATGGACGGCTACACAGAGATAGAATGTATAGCGTCTTATCTTGCTGATATAACAACAGCTAAACCGTATGCACCAGGCAAATTTGAGAAAAAGACAACTTCAGAAGCATTGAAAGATGTGTTGAGCGATACAGGTTGGGAAGTTTCTGAACAAACCGAATACGATGGCTTACGTACTACGTCATGGACTTCTTATCAAACTAGATATGAAGTTTTAAAGCAATTATGTACAACCTATAAAATGGTATTGGATTTTTATATAGAGCTTAGTTCTAATACCGTCAAAGGTAGATATGTAGTACTCAAAAAGAAAAACAGCTTATTCAAAGGTAAAGAAATTGAATATGGTAAAGATTTAGTCGGGTTAACTAGGAAGATTGATATGTCAGAAATCAAAACAGCATTAATTGCTGTGGGACCCGAAAATGACAAAGGGAAGCGTTTAGAGCTAGTTGTGACAGATGACGAAGCGCAAAGTCAATTCAACCTACCTATGCGCTATATTTGGGGGATATATGAACCACAATCAGATGATCAAAATATGAATGAAACACGATTAAGTTCTTTAGCCAAAACAGAGTTAAATAAACGTAAGTCGGCAGTTATGTCATATGAGATTACTTCTACTGATTTGGAAGTTACGTATCCGCACGAGATTATATCAATTGGCGATACAGTCAGAGTAAAACATAGAGATTTTAACCCGCCATTGTATGTAGAGGCAGAAGTTATTGCTGAAGAATATAACATAATTTCAGAAAATAGCACATATACATTCGGTCAACCTAAAGAGTTCAAAGAATCAGAATTACGAGAAGAGTTTAACAAGCGATTAAACCTAATACACCAAAAATTAAACGACAATATTAGCAATATCAATACTATAGTAAAAGATGTTGTAGATGGTGAATTAGAATACTTTGAACGCAAAATTCATAAAAGTGATACACCGCCAGAAAATCCAGTCAATGATACGCTTTGGTATGATACAAGTAACCCTGATGTTGCTGTCTTGCGTAGATATTGGAATGGTCGATGGATTGAAGCAACACCAAATGATGTTGAAAAATTAGGTGGTATAACAAGAGAGAAAGCGCTATTCAGTGAATTAAACAATATTTTTATTAATTTATCTATACAACACGCTAGTCTTTTGTCAGAAGCTACAGAATTACTGAATAGCGAGTACTTAGTAGATAATGATTTGAAAGCGGACTTACAAGCAAGTTTAGACGCTGTGATTGATGTTTATAATCAAATTAAAAATAATTTAGAATCTATGACACCCGAAACTGCAACGATTGGTCGGTTGGTAGATACAAAAACTTTATTTCTTGAGTATAGAAAGAAATTACAAGATGTTTATACAGATGTAGAAGATGTCAAAATCGCCATTTCAGATAGATTTAAATTATTACAGTCACAATACACTGATGAAAAATATAAAGAAGCGTTGGAAATAATAGCAACAAAATTTGGTTTAACGGTGAATGAAGATTTGCAGTTAGTCGGAGAACCTAATGTTGTTAAATCAGCTATTGAAGCAGCTAGAGAATCCACAAAAGAACAATTACGTGACTATGTAAAAACATCGGACTATAAAACAGACAAAGACGGTATTGTTGAACGTTTAGATACTGCTGAAGCTGAGAGAACGACTTTAAAAGGTGAAATCAAAGATAAAGTTACGTTAAACGAATATCGAAACGGATTGGAAGAACAAAAACAATATACTGATGACCAGTTAAGTGATTTGTCCAATAATCCTGAGATTAAAGCAAGTATTGAACAAGCAAATCAAGAAGCGCAAGAAGCTTTAAAATCATACATTGATGCTCAAGATAATCTTAAAGAGAAGGAATCGCAAGCGTATGCTGATGGTAAAATTTCGGAAGAAGAGCAACGCGCTATACAAGATGCTCAAGCTAAACTTGAAGAGGCAAAACAAAACGCAGAACTAAAGGCTAGAAACGCTGAAAAGAAAGCTAATGCTTATACAGACAACAAGGTCAAAGAAAGCACAGATGCACAGAGGAGAACACTGACTCGCTATGGTTCTCAAATTATACAAAATGGTAAGGAAATCAAATTAAGAACTACTAAAGAAGAGTTTAATGCAACCAATCGTACACTTTCAAATATATTAAACGAGATTGTCCAAAACGTTACAGATGGAACAACAATCAGATATGATGATAACGGAGTGGCTCAAGCTTTAAATGTGGGGCCACGTGGTATTAGATTAAATGCTGATAAAATTGATATTAACGGTAATAGAGAAATAAACCTTCTTATCCAAAATATGCGAGATAAAGTAGATAAAACCGATATTGTCAACAGCCTTAATTTATCAAGAGAGGGTCTTGATATCAATGTTAATAGAATTGGAATTAAAGGCGGTAACAATAACAGATATGTTCAAATACAGAATGATTCTATTGAACTAGGTGGTATTGTGCAACGAACTTGGAAAGGCAAACGATCAACCGATGATATATTCACACGTCTTAAAGATGGACATCTAAGGTTTAGAAATAATACCGCAGGCGGTTCACTTTATATGTCACATTTTGGTATTTCAACATATATTGATGGAGAAGGCGAAGACGGAGGTTCATCCGGTACTATTCAATGGTGGGATAAAACTTACAGTGATAGCGGTATGAATGGCATAACAATCAATTCCTATGGTGGTGTCGTTGCACTAACGTCAGATAATAATCGGGTTGTTCTGGAGTCTTACGCTTCATCGAATATCAAAAGCAAACAGGCACCGGTGTATTTATATCCAAACACAGACAAAGTGCCTGGATTAAACCGATTTGCATTCACGCTGTCTAATGCAGATAATGCTTATTCGAGTGACGGTTATATTATGTTTGGTTCTGATGAGAACTATGATTACGGTGCGGGTATCAGGTTTTCTAAAGAAAGAAATAAAGGTCTTGTTCAAATTGTTAATGGACGATATGCAACAGGTGGAGATACAACAATCGAAGCAGGGTATGGCAAATTTAATATGCTGAAACGACGTGATGGTAATAGGTATATTCATATACAGAGTACAGACCTACTGTCTGTAGGTTCAGATGATGCAGGAGATAGGATAGCTTCTAACTCAATTTATAGACGTACTTATTCGGCCGCAGCTAATTTGCATATTACTTCTGCTGGCACAATTGGGCGTTCGACATCAGCGCGTAAATACAAGTTATCTATCGAAAATCAATATAACGATAGAGATGAACAACTGGAACATTCAAAAGCTATTCTTAACTTACCTATTAGAACGTGGTTTGATAAAGCTGAGTCTGAAATTTTAGCTAGAGAGCTGAGAGAAGATAGAAAATTATCGGAAGACACCTATAAACTTGATAGATACGTAGGTTTGATTGCTGAAGAGGTGGAGAATTTAGGATTAAAAGAGTTTGTCACGTATGATGACAAAGGAGAAATTGAAGGTATAGCGTATGATCGTCTATGGATTCATCTTATCCCTGTTATCAAAGAACAACAACTAAGAATCAAGAAATTGGAGGAGTCAAAGAATGCAGGATAACAAACAAGGATTACAAGCTAATCCTGAATATACAATTCATTATTTATCACAGGAAATTATGAGGTTAACACAAGAAAACGCGATGTTAAAAGCGTATATACAAGAAAATAAAGAAAATCAACAATGTGCTGAGGAAGAGTAATCTTTAGCACTATTTTTATACAAAAATTTAAGGAGGTCATTTAATTATGGCAAAAGAAATTATCAACAATACAGAAAGGTTTATTTTAGTACAAATCGACAAAGAAGGTACAGAACGTGTAGTATATCAAGATTTCACAGGAAGTTTTACAACTTCTGAAATGGTTAACCATGCTCAAGATTTTAAATCTGAAGAAAACGCTAAGAAAATTGCGGAGACGTTAAATTTGTTATATCAATTAACTAACAAAAAACAACGTGTGAAAGTAGTTAAAGAAGTAGTTGAAAGATCAGATTTATCTCCAGAGGTAACAGTTAACACTGAAACAGTATGAAAAGCTATGAGTTAGATACTCATAATCTTTATTCTTTTAGAAAGCGGGTGTACTGAATTGGGGTGGTTCAAAAAACACGAACATGAATGGCGCATCAGAAGGTTAGAAGAGAATGATAAAACAATGCTCAGCACACTCAACGAAATTAAATTAGGTCAAAAAACCCAAGAGCAAGTTAACATTAAATTAGATAAAACCTTAGATGCTATTCAAAAAGAAAGAGAAATAGATGAAAAGAATAAGAAAGAAAATGATAAGAACATACGTGATATGAAAATGTGGGTGCTTGGTTTAGTTGGGACAATATTTGGGTCGCTAATTATAGCATTATTGCGTATGCTTATGGGCATATAAGAGAGGTGAATAAAATGTTTAAACTAATCTTTGGTTATAGTTTCTGGACATGTTTTTGGTTCGGTAAATGTAAATAAGTTTTAGTCAGTGCTTCGGTACTGACTTTTTATTTATTGTTGTAATTATGGTAATATGCAGAAGTGAGCAAGTTGGATAGATGGTGGCTATCTGAGTATAAGGAGGTGGTGCCTATGGTGGCATTACTGAAATCTTTAGAAAGGAGACGCCTAATGATTACAATTAGTACCATGTTGCAGTTTGGTTTATTCCTTATTGCATTGATAGGTCTAGTAATCAAGCTTATTGAATTAAGCAATAAAAAATAACCATCGCTAACTTTGGCTGGTTTCGATGGTTAAATGGTTATTAATTTAATCTTTAATCTAAAATAGCCACCGTCTTTTTAACGGGCTCATTAGGGTAACATGTTTGCGCATGTTGCCCTTTTTCTATATATAAATTAACACACCATAATATAAATATCAAATAGACGGCTTATTAGTCGTCTTTTTATTTTAGATAAAAGGAGATAAGAATATGATTAATTGGAAAATTAGAATGAAACAAAAATCATTTTGGGTAGCGATATTGTCAGCTATCTTTTTATTTGCTCAAAACATCGCAAAAGCTATTGGGTATGATATCCAAGTTTATACAGAGCAATTAACAGACGGTTTAAACGCTATATTAGGATTTTTAGTATTAACTGGTGTGATTCAAGACCCGACTACTAAAGGTATAGGTGATAGCCACCAAGCTTTAGAATATGAAGAACCAAGAAGAAAATACTAGGAGGTAAAATAATGAAAACATACAGTGAAGCAAGAGCAAGGTTACGTTGGTATCAAGGTAGATATATTGATTTTGACGGTTGGTATGGTTACCAATGTGCAGATTTAGCAGTTGATTACATTTATTGGTTGTTAGAAATTAGAATGTGGGGAAATGCAAAAGATGCAATCAATAACGATTTTAAAAACATGGCAACAGTATATGAAAACACACCATCGTTTGTTCCACAAATAGGTGATGTGGCTGTATTTACCAAAGGAATATATAAACAATACGGTCATATTGGTTTAGTGTTTAATGGTGGTAATACAAATCAATTTTTAATTTTGGAACAGAACTATGACGGTAACGCAAATACGCCTGCAAAGTTACGTTGGGATAATTATTACGGCTGTACTCACTTTATTAGACCTAAGTATAAAAGTGAGGGCTTAATGAATAAGATCACAAATAAAGTTAAACCACCTGCTCAAAAAGCAGTCGGTAAATCTGCAAGTAAAATAACAGTTGGAAGTAAAGCGCCTTATAACCTTAAATGGTCAAAAGGTGCTTATTTTAATGCGAAAATCGACGGCTTAGGTGCTACTTCAGCCACTAGATACGGTGATAATCGTACTAACTATAGATTCGATGTTGGACAGGCTGTATACGCGCCTGGAACATTAATATATGTGTTTGAAATTATAGATGGTTGGTGTCGCATTTATTGGAACAATCATAATGAGTGGATATGGCATGAGAGATTGATTGTGAAAGAAGTGTTTTAATATAATGTTTGCTTAAATGTTGTATTGTGATATAATAACATTATTCTTTAGATAACATTACTCTCAAGATTTAAATGTGCATAACAGGCAGGTACTTCGGTACTTGCCTATTTTTTATGTTATAATGTAATTACATTACCAGTAACCAATCTGGCTTAAAACCACATTTCCGGTAGCCAATCCGGCTATGCA